ATTTAAGGTGTTAGCGTATAAACCTTCAATTTGATCCAGCGAAGATTGTTGATCGCCTTGACCGTTTAAATACGAATCCGGAATTTGAAAAGCTTTAGCAATTTGTGTAGAAGTCCAATCAACCTGACTTAGCAGACTAGAAATATTTGATTTGATTTCCAGAGGTGTAAATGTTTCGCCAGGAGCAAGAACAACAGGAATACCACCAGACGTCTGTAATTGCTTCATGAGCGTCTTTGATCTTGCCATCGCGTAATTATCATCAACCTGTGCAGGCTCTTGTAGAACGCTGTTTGCGGTTACTGATTGAGCCAATGCTTTTAATGTAAGAACATCGGACTGCTTTTTAATATCCAACGTTTTAACCAAAGAGTATAACGGACTAAATCCAGTCATGGCATTCATTGAAAAATATCTCAAATGAATCATGTCAGACTGTGGCACATTTTCCATCATGTCAATGTCTGGTTCATCAAAAGAAAGATTGTAAGTCAATCCCGAACCGTCTGACAATTCATAAACCTGAATTTGTGATGGTCTCAAATATTCCCAACGAGCATCAATGCCGTTTGCATTGCGCCAACGATAAGCAAAAGATTCGCCGCCCAAAATCATTTGAGCAAACATTGTTACCCAAAAAGTTCTAGCGTTTGCAGTTGCAGAAGGATTATCCAAAATGCCTTGTGCTCTTGGACCGTTTGCGGTTAATGTTGCTGTTGCAAGGTCACCTGACAATTGCATTACAGCAGAATGAATATCTGGGTTTTTCAAAGCACGAAAAGCACTGATATAATGATCATTCTTTGGATTCAAGAAATTGATTATGCTTGTCCAGTCGTCAATCGGTGTTCCAGATATTTCACCAGTGGTCGAATCTCTAATATGAAAATTAGAATGAAACAATGGCATTATTTGTCACCTCCTTCTTTGCTATCAATGGCAACTTCTGAAAGCCAACCAATCAAAGCAAGAGATAGGCCCGATGTAATCCAAACTATTTTATTAAAGATTAAAAACGCCCCAAAGTTGATGCAAACAAGGGCAAAAACAAAGCAAATCACGTCAAAATAACGCCAAAATGCTTTTAAAATTGTTTTGAATATCATGCGAACTCCTTATCTATAAAACCTTTTTGTATGCCGGTTTTCAGCCTTTCTTCATCAGACATTCTCTTGAACTTTTCGAATTCACTGTTGAAATCCGAATAATCGTCAAAGTAGAACATTGCCTGACTTAATGCGTTAACCAGAGAGTCAACAACATCAATCTTGTAACTTGATTTTGGTTTATCAATATACATCCCCACGTTGTTCGTCTTTGTCACAGCGTTCCGTAAGGCTTTCTCCATGATCAAGTCTTTGAAATGTGTAACCTCGCCCGTTATAAATGCTTCTTGCATAAATTTAACCGGATTCTGAAGATCCGAAGTCTTTTGAGTAATTGCTTCGACAGGCCAACTGGGAAAGTTTCGAGCTACCGTATCTTTCAAATCTTGAATGCGGTAATAACCCAAAATATCGTAACCAAACAAGGAAACCTTTAAATTGTTTGTAGTAACAAAATCCACAAGCCAATCAAATATCTGTTGAACACTAATAATTCCGAATTCATTCTCTGTAATCGAACAGAAACCTTGTTCGGCAAGCTTCCTATACGGCACGTTATCCTGCTTTTCCTTTGAATCAATTGATCCGGCACGCTGCCATGGTATGAAACTGTGTTGCATGAAATGAAATCGTGGCTGATTGTTCTTATCAACATAAGGAAATACAAATCCCAATGCCGAATTATCAGAGTCCATTGAAATATCAAGCCCGATGAATACTTCACGATTTTTAATATCGAATTCATTAATTCGAGTATTCTCAATATCTTTCAGTTTCAAGTAACTATCAGTCTTGACTTGAAGCCACATATTCAGGTTTCTGTTTTGAAATTCGTTTAGCGAACCATCGGCATCCTTTGAGTCTCTTGACTTGATCATGGCATCAAGAACACTGCCGTCTTTATCGAGTCCAAGAATCGGATTGGATTTAATCCACGTCTTTGGTTCACGGAACTCCATCAACGAATCTTGCGCCCAAACTAAACAAAGGTAGTTATCTTCTTTGCGGTCAAAATCCTTTTCCATGACTTCTTTGAGCCGTTGCTCATCGGCATAGAACTTCGTGTCGATACTGTCATAAGCAGTCGATATTTCAATCAATTGATGGTTGTGAACGGTCAACTGCCCTGAGGTAATCTTCCCTAAGTTGTCATACTTTGCATAACGAGGATCACCGGCTTCATCACGAACACAATACAAAAAATGAAACGAATCGAATTGACCCGCTTCATTACTCAAACGAAGTATTTTGTTATGTGTTTTTCTTGACTGAATTCCTAATTCCTGAATCGCAATATCGTATTTCTTAAAGAAATCTTTCTTGAAACCTGAATATTCCTCTAGTCGATGACCGGTAGTTTGTAGATACGGCCATGTTTTTTTCTGTTGCTCAGAAACCGGCATTATGTAACCAATATCGGCATTCATCGTGTTTTTAGTTTCAATCAGAAACGCATACCATAGCAAAATGTTGCAGAGATACGATTTTCCATTCGCACGGGCAACTGACAAAAGCACGCGATCAAATCTTTTATATCCGTATTCATTTCGCCAGCCAACCGCCAAACAAAGAATTGTTTTTTGCCAATCCATCAACGGCAACGGCTTTCCAGCATTGACGTCGGGACAAATCGAAGCAAAGTTTAATATGCGATGGCATTCTTGTAAATCGTAGTGATAAGGAAAATCTTCTTGATTATCTTCAGTACGTCTTAAATCTTGCAAGTGACGAAAGCAGGCGAGCTTGATAAAATATCCCGCTTCCTGTTTGCCACTCAATATATTGAAAGCATATTTTGTAGCAGGGTCTTTGTATTCATTAATAATAGGAAGGAAGTCAATTGCTTTGAACGCTTTTTCAACATCATGTGTTGAACTCAAATCAACTTTATCAATCAGAATGAACCACCTCCTTTATTAAGAAGGTCATCAACGCTTTCATCATCGCCGTCATCTTTCGGCTGAACGATTTTTTCAAGTTCTGCACGCGATTTAGGAGATAAACCTAACTGACTACCGAGATTGGCTAGTTTAGCCACAGCGTCTGAATAAATCGTTACAGACGGGTTCTTTCGATAACCTGAAAAGTCTTTTGCAATAATCTTTCCGGTGGAATCTTGAACCGAATGATAAATCGCTTGAACTTCTTTATGCTTTTGAATATGGTCATAGGCTTCAAAGTAAATTTCATAAGTAGCGGCATATAAAACTACCAAATTTTCATCAATTTTGTCTAATTTTCCATCATTTTTTAAGTATTTTGCCAAAGTTCGATACATTTCTTTAGCTGTTTCACCTAAATATTTCGGAGGAGTGGTTGAAATTTCGTTCTTTTTAACATTTTTGTTCGTTTTTGACATTAATTTCAATCTCCTTTCACAAAAAAATAGGGAATTTCCCGAAAATAATCAGCCCCCTACGTAAAAAAATTTAAAAAATTCAAAAAAATCGTGATTCATGCATGCTGGGTACGGTCCCCTCAAACATTGCCGTGCGGGGGGTAAAAATTTTGTCTGACGCATTTTAAAATTATTTTTAATGAATTACACGTTGCTTTTTAAAAATTGAATGACGGCGCTTTTTGATGCCTTTATTACATTTTAATACTTTTATTCTTTGACGGTCGCTTAAGACCGGTTGGAATTCTTAGTATTTCCCTTGAATCCCTTAGCATTCCCCGTTTGAGGGTTACCATCGCTCTGTCGCATGAGGTAATTAACTTCTTTGACGTTGCTAATTGCTTCAGCGCTCACGATTCGTTTCCCATGCAAGTAATAATGTTTGTATTCCCAATCAGTCTTCAACCTATGACACTCTGGACAGATAACATTTAGATTGTTCACGTCATCTTTTTTAGTTGGATCAAAGTTGATTGGTATTGTGTGGTCAATCGTATTGCCTTGTGTCACACGTCCTTCTGTTAAACAATATTGACAAAGATAATGTTGTTTATTTAATACCACTGTCCGTAAGTCTTGCCATTGCTTGCTCTTATAAAACTTATGCTGTTCACGTTTAATAGGAGTTGCCACACGTTTAGTCTTGTCATAACGTTTCGCGTATTGTTTGTCATGACTATGCGACCATTTCATACGTGATTGAAGATATGCAGCTTCTAGTTCACGATGTTCATCACAATAATAATGTGGGAGTTCCACAAGCTTATGGCAATTTAACGCTCGGCATTGTCTGACTTCCACGCTATTTATTTCTCCGTATAGCCAATTGTTTCACGTACATTCTGCATCCAAGCAATAGCTTCTGCAGCCGTCAATTCGTGAGCATCAGCAATAAAATTGCTATCTAATAACATTTTTCGTGTAATCATCTGGTCATTGGCATAGTCAGATATAACATCTATCAACACAATCTTGTTTTTTTGAACCTCATCATATAAATCAGACAAAGAATTCTTAGTCACTAAACAATCAGGCATATCGGCTAACTTCTCATGCAAACTAATAATTGTGAAATTTAAATCGTCCATTATTTATTTCTCCTTGAATTATCTTTATAAATCTTCTTGACTTCACCGTGATCAAGGTATTCAATATCAATCCACCGTGGTTGACCAACAGTTTTGTCACGATTGTATTCGTAACTAATGTATTCGATTTCTTTTTTAATGCCATCAACAAATACTTCTGGTGCATTTAAATTATTAAAGCGAACTTGAATATGCTCGTGTTTATTTGGGGATGAAATATCCTCGTTGTTATTAAATGGAACAATCATTTAATCACCCACCTTTCATCACAATTGAATCCGTTTCTAATTGCTGCTTGTAATTCAACTTCGTTAATCTTTGTTGGCACGTTTGTTAATTCTGCTTGGCCATATAAAAAACCAGAGCAATAACAATTTAAGCTCTGGTTATATAAATAGAATTCTTTGATGTCCACAATCGAATGATCTTTGCCATACACATCAACGAATATTAACGGTGGATATTTATTCAATTGTTTAATTTGTTTATTCATAATATGTATGCTGCGTTTACCGACATGACAGCTTTCGTCTGGTTTATAGTTTTCCTTCTATATATAATGAATAGCTTTTAAGGTGGAATCATCAAATTCAAAACATTCCATCTTCTTGGTTGCCATCGTATAACCGTTCTTGCTTTCATAAGGATCAGTTGTTTTAAATGTACCGACTTGGTGTTCAACTAAACCAAAGTCGTCATTTACAACTTCTTTATGAAAATGTCCATATAATGCCATTCTGTAAGTTGATTTAGCCCAAATATCAGGCGCTTCAGTCGCAAATAACATTGGTGCTTTAGTTTTACCCGCATGACCATGCAAAGCGATAATACCGATTGATTTTCCAACCATAAACACTTTGCGATAATCGTTATTAACTTCTATATCCATGTGTGGATATTTAACACGCAACATTTCTTCAAACATGAAACCAGTGGTTTCGTCATGGTTAGCATTTATATCGAACATGTGCATTTCATCAGAATATTTATAAGATTCCTCGACAATCGGAAACATGAATTTTTCAGCATCTTTTACAGCTTGTACAAAATCAATTGGATCTAATTCTGTGCCTTTAGTTGTCTTAGAGGAATTTAAGGCATCGGAATGCAACAAGTCATTTAATTGAACTATCCAAATCTGTTTCCATCCTTCATGAATCAAAGCTATCAAATCGTTAAAATGATCTTCAATATCTTCGAATTTGGTAATCCCAAAATGAAAATCAGAACAAGCAATAACCAAATTGTGTTTACCAGAAATACCGGTTTTGATTAACTTGATTGGCTCGATCTTTTCATTGAACAATTTAATCAAGTCATCAGTAGATAAATCGGACTGTGTTTTTGGTTTAATTGAAATCTTGAACTGGAAATTCCACTTTGGTGCTTCATTGGCAGATGTAACAGTCCATTCATTTGGATGTGCTGAAACAAGTATCCATTTATCAGGATCGTAACCGGCATATTTAAGAATTTGCTTTGGACTTTTCTTTTTCTTGTCCCTGAAGCTCATATAACGATAAGTAATACGTGCATTACGAATTGTTTCATCATCGTTATAATCAATATCTTGTTCTACTGATTCTTTCTCGTTACCATCAACTTTTTGTATATTTCCGTGATCACCATTTGAACGATTGCCGCGACTAAAATGATGATCAGTACAAACGTGTTTCACAGCGTTTTTAGTAACGAATAAGCCATCGTTTTCGAGTTTTTTTGCAATTTGGGCGTTTGTATAACCGCTATGACAAAAATCTTCAACTTTGTTTAATAGTTCCGGTGTCCAATTCATTTATGTACTGACTTTCTATGCATTCTTCTTAATTCACTTTTGCGTTGACGTTTGATAACATTCATCGCATCAATAACTTCTTGTGGAATTTGATAATCATTGTTGCCATTTAATTCATTGATTTTGGATTCAGAAATATTTGGTTTTCTATGTAAATTAAAAGCAATCACAAAGAATGTGATTGCCACGATAAATGCTATGAATTTCATGATTGTCTCCAAAATAAAAAGCCGGTCGTTAGACTAGCTTTTCTAATACTGCGGGTTGAAACCCTGTTAAATTGCCTTTATCGGTAACAACGAACGGCAACCTTTCAACACCAATTCTTTTTAAATGGTTAATGGCGTTTTGATCGTTCGTTGTGTTAATTTCCTGATAATCGATATTGTGTTCGTTAAGCCAGCGCTTAGTAGCTTTGCATTGCGGACACATATCCTTCGTATAAATATTAACTTTCATATCTCTCTTAATCTTTCGTACTCTATAATATTAACCCCTATTTAGTGTCATTATGCTATCACAATACTATCGCTTTAGGGTAATTATACTGTCATTTTGGTTAATAGTGCCTAATAAAGCTTAATTATTATTCATTCGCTCAATACTTCTAATTTCTTTCGATCTTCAACCATATAAATGTCATATTGTTGTGCGAATATCACAGCTTCACGTCTTTTTTTATTCCAATAGGTTTTACTTGGTACATCAACATAACAGTTACTATCTTTTGTAATCATGTTTAAATTTCTTGCCACTGAAACATCGGTATTTATTCCGTAAGCGTCTATATAACGCATTTGTAAAATCCTGCCGCCGTAATGGTTGTTCAATACCTGCATCGACCATTTAACAATGTCAATATCTGTCTTAGCATCTAAGTAGCGAATTTCCTGATCTTCGGTCGTATTGTGTGCAGGACTTGAATCCACTTTATCTGCAGATAAACGAACAGCTTTTAAACGACTTGGGTCAAGCATAAATACTTTGTCCTTCTGGCGTTGATAAGTATTTTCAAGAAATTCGTAAACCTTTTGAGCAGTTGATTTTTCATCGATGCCAGGGAACAAACTACTTTGCTTATACATATTTATCCTTTCATATTAATAATTGCTTTGTCATCAACAACTTCGCCAATTTCTACTAGGTTTTCTTCGTCTCCTGGCACCATTGGAGTTTGCTTAACAATAATTGGTCGTGTCATTTTTCCTCCCTATCATATTTTTCGAATCCATAACCGCATAACTGCCCTTGAACAATTTTTATAGCGTCTTCCGGACTTCTAGCGATGCCATGACAGACACCGTATTTTTTTAAAAATTTATGAAATGTTATTTGATCGTCTCTAGGTTTTCCAATAGGTGACTTCATTTCAATAAAGAAAATCGTGTGATCTACAGGATTAAAACCAGTTAAATCCGGCCAGCCGTTCGGCATTCCTGGATCAAAATAACCACCGGTTAACATTTTTATTTTTCCGGCTGCTGTTCTAAAAACTTTGTAGCCATATTTTGATAAAGCTACTCGAACATCGTCTTGTATTGAATGTTCTGACATATTTTTTTAATAAGAAAGGATTTTACTCACGCTCACGTAAATTTCTCACCTTTCCCTATATATATACATATACTTCTACACTTTGTTAGAAGGAGTATATGAGTATATAGGGGTAGACGTGCACGGTTGAGCGATTTAGCCTACTCACGTAACTCACGTAATTTTTAAATATCCTCTCTTTCTAATACCTCCTATTTCTTTTTGACCATATTTCCATTGCTTTTTGTTATCCATAATGTTTTTTAGCTGTGAAGCAACTCGCCTATTTTTTAATAAATCCATTTCACCTATAGCAGCGCCAATTTGTTCCAAAGAAACGAAATTATTTGATGTCTCTTGTAAGAACTCATCTACTCTCGATTCGACTTCATCCACATACATAAACGATTCTCTTTGCTCGGCTAACATGTCTTCTTGCTCTTTAGTAAGTTGAAAGCTAAACTCGCCTTCTAAATATTCTCGATAAACGTCCATTGCTTGACCCCAAACCTGTTGAATATAGTCGGTTTGTTCTTGTGTATCTTCCCAAGCATGATATTTAGCTTTTTCTTTGTGAGCCAGTAAAGGCATAAAGCGGCGCTCACCTGTCTTATCCTTTAAATAAGTCATTTCGTTAGTTGTTCTAGCAATTACGAAATGTTTTGAATAAGTACCAACCGTTCTCGCATAAGCTTGCCTGAACTCTAATTCAGTTGCGGTAATAAATGACTTCAATTCATCGAAACCAGATTTTCTAGTTGCTTTCATCTCATCATCGTTAACGATTAAGGCTTTTAGCATCATCGAAAAATAATCTTTATTAGTGAAGTCTTGAACCGATTGTGTGTAATAGCCAAAAGACAATTTTTCAAGCAAGGATGTTTTGCCAGCTCCCTGGCTGCCAACTAAATCCAAAACGTAATCGAACTTGAATTTTTGTTCAAAGACTTTCGCTACAGCACCGGTAAGCCAAATTTTTGTAATCATTGTTGTAACAGGTGTTTTATCAACTCCGAGAAAATCCGGAAACAGTGTCGAAAAACGATCTTTTCCGTCCCAAACCTTATGAGCTAAATTCAAGTAATCGACAACCGGATTGAATTTGTTTCTGTGTGCGACATTGCTAATCGCTGTAAAGATCAGATCCGAAGCAAACAAGACACCATAATGACTATCTAGATAGCTTTTTAATTGATTCAAAAAGTCATCATCGAGTTTTTGAATATAAAAAGTGTAAGTATCCAATCTGATTAAGGCAGTGTTTTGAATATCCTGAGTAAAATCATTGAATTTAATTGAATCTTTGAAATCATGTTCTAACAGCTTTTCGATATTAACTAACGAACTAGCCTTAATTCTTCCGTCCTTATACATGACCAAACCAGGAATCGGAGACGGAGTAACATCTTTTTTAGTAGCTAAGAACTCTTTAAATTGCTCGTTAAGTTGTTCCGGTGTCATTTCTTCTCCTCATTTCTTTTTTTAGCATTGATGTATAGGTTTTATTAAATTCGCTTTCTTCTAAGGGCTGTGGCGAGTTCTGGTTAGTCAATCGGCAAAGTTGTAAAACTGCATCGGGATCAACTCCTCGAAACAACAAACCACCGATTAATTCCGTTAGGTTGTTATTTCTCATACCTGAACCACCGAGACCAAAAGCGATTCTTTCGAATAATTCGGCCGTTTTGCTTTTTTCGGTAATGTGATACTTGTTTCTCACGGATTCTGGAATATCGTACTGGCTGTTAACCGGCTTGATAGCTTTCAATAACTCTTTAGAAGCTTCTACGATTTTATGGTGGTTAACGAATTGATAACCGTCTGACGGCGCAATCACAACATAATTGTTAATGTGCGCTTTAACATCAACGCCCTTTAACCAACCGATATTCTGTTCGACTTCTATGCCTTTAGGTTTCATATAAAACATCTGTGCACCACCATGAGCAGTTTTCTGGGTCAAGGTAGTTGAGAAATATTCATTATGATTAAATTCTTTTAAGGATTTAAAACCGTTATTATCCTGGTGCTTATCAATATCAACTACGAAGAAATCAACTGTTCTAACGGCAATATCGGCATTCGGGTGTTGTTCCCAAATATCGTGTATCTGACTTTCGGTTAAAGCTGGCTGATCTGCGAATTTAATGATCGGATGCTTATTAGCGACCGGCAAGACATACATTCCAGCTTTTGCGTATCTTTGTGCGTATTCTTCTTTAGAACGGTAAATCGTCATTGTCGACATCGTCTTTAGTTGTGTCTTTTATAGGTGATTCTTCTTTCGTTTCTTTGGCTGCTGCTGGTTCTGATTCTTCGATTTTGTCGAAGTCGTAATTACGATATGGATAATCTGGATTTTTCTTATTCGGACGAACATTCAAATTAAGCAATAATTTTGTTCCGACTGCTGGTGTTAATTGGTCAACTATCTTATTGCCGTCAACGAACTCGGATGCTTCTAATGTGAATTTGATTCCCAAAACGTAATAAAGCTTGATTAAGGTTCTGGCGTTTTTATCAAGTGCGAAGTCTGGTACCGGTTTGCCGCTTGGTGTTTTTTCTTCGAAGCCTAATTGCATATTTTCTTTTCGGCCTGCATAATCACCGTCTAAGACTTCAAAGACAATTTTGTTGTAAGGGTTGAAATTCTGATCGGTATTAGGAATCTGATAAGCTACACTTTCTAATGCCACTTTATAGTTGCCGGTTGGCAATCCTGAAAATGTTTGGACTTTATCCTTTGCTGGATCAAAGTTTTCTAGGTCTTTCATAATGTCTTGTAAACTCATTTTTATTTCTCCTCTTTTGCAAAGTTGTAATCAATATATTTAAGAATTTTTAGAACTCGCTCGCTTTCGATACGAGATTGTTTGTAATGCTTTCTTTGTTCGGTTACTTGTTGTAAATATCTTTCACCGATTTTTCTGGTTCTGATAACTAAATCAGAATTGCCATTAACGATGTTCTGCCATTTTTCCGGTAATGACGGTTGTGGTACTGGATTGCTGCCGTCGGCATCGGTCATCGTAATTTCACGGCTGACATAAATAACGTTTAACGGCATTGTTCTAAGCCTGGTAACAAAACGCTGTAAAGCAGTCTTTTCGGTTGCGTAACCTTTCCCGTAAGGAATATCGGACAAGGCTTTAACACCGGATTCGTTACAGACAGCTTCTTCAATCAAAGCAACCACGTCATCGATAACATCGACAATCACTGTTTGATAGTCGTGTTTTTCAGTCGTAAGAGCCGTTATAATCTCGTCTAACTGGTCGGTAATATCCTTCGTGATTTTTCCATCTTTTCCGTATTCGTTTTTTAAAGAAATAAACGGATATTTGTTAGCCTTGGCATTGCTGTCGGTGTTTAAAAATAATGGCGCTGGAAACAATCCGGCTAAATAACTTTTTCCGCTCATTGGTTTGCCCCAAATCATAAAATTATGAGGTTCATCAACGATGTGCGGGTTTACTTCGTTCTTAGGTAAAATCATAATAAGTGCATCGATCTAGCTTTGAAATACGCCCAGCCATGTTTATAGCCGTGTATTTTTGCGTATTCCTCTAATTGCGCTTGACTTTTTGCATCGTGCCAATCAGAGGGAACGTGTGAAGCGATCTCCGCTTTTATCTCCTTTTTAATATCTGCTAAGCGATTACGATTAACTTTCGCAAGCTTAGCGTCTTTTTTTATTTCGTATGCTTTTCCTGAATTGCCAGCATTTTCACTAGTTAATTCAGATCCGCAATACGGGCATAGATTTTTTTTGACATCTTTCTTATAGAAAGTTCCAAAACACATCGGACAAGTTTTTATAGGGTTTAAAAGTTCGCTTGAATGTTTACCACTTAAATTCCATTCTCTTTCTTCGTCTGGCAATCCAAATCGCCCAACGTTGTTAACGTGGTCTATTATTATTGCTTTTTTGTTCTCTCTTGGATTTAAACATCTCATCGAGAACTGTAAGAACAAAGCTAATGATTTTGTTGGTCTTAATTGAATAACACAATCAACATTCGGTAAATCAAGTCCTTCGGTAAATAAATCCCGATTAACCAATATGGTTAATTTCCCGTTTCGATAATCGTTTATTACTCTTTCGCGATTATTGCTTTCAGTTGAACCGTCTAACGCTTTTGCTTTGATACCTGATTTATTAAATTCTTCGGCAACTTTATAAGCTGATTCAACAGAATGCGTATAAACAATTGCTTGTTTACCAGCTGCTAATTGTTTGTAATATTTAACAGCGTCACCATAAATCGTGTGTTTCAATGCTTCATTAATTGATTTGTTAGAAAAATCTCCTTGACTTACTTTTAATTTTTCTGTATCAATTTCATTCGGTGCATAATAATCGAAATCAGCCATATAGCCTTTTTTAATAAACCAACTTACAGGCCTGCCAACAATCAAGTCATCGGCTATTTCTGTAAAACCGCCTTTGCCTGATCTCCAAGGCGTGGCAGTAAATAATAATTTAAAAGATTCATTGAAGTGATCTAATACTTTTAAATAACTTTTAGCCATGCTGTGATGACCTTCATCGACAAAGATTAATTTAGCTGGATATAGATTTTTTAAATGCTTAGCTGCTGATTGAATCATTGAAAACTGAACTAAACGCATATCGACTCGTTGTTCTTTAAACGTCTTTTCCGCTTGCTCAATTAATTCTTTTCTGTGAACCAGGAATAAAACACGATTATTTTTATCTGTAGTTCGCTTGGCAATATCGGCCATAATCATGGTCTTGCCTGTACGAGGGCGGCTGTTGAACAATAATTGATTTATGACCTTGTTTCATAGATTGAACAATCTTATTAATGGTTTCTGATTGATAGTCTCTTAATGTTCTCAACAGCCAATCACCCTCTTTCCCACATATAATTTTTCAAATGTGTGCCATGTTTAATGGCATAAGAAATTGATTGTCTGGGGATTTTAGTTGTTTCTTCGGCTTCGTGCAAAGAATTGAAAATATTTACTACGGTTTTATTTTTGATTTGTTTAATTTTCCAACTCATCGTATTTTTAATATTTTCAATACGATGACCATAATTAATATTTTCTTCGTTAGTCATCCATTCGAGATTATTGACGTTATTATCAGTAGTAACTTCGTTAATGTGGTTTACTGTCAGCTTATTTTTTGGATTTGGGATAAATGTTTCAGCAACCAACCGATGAACTTTTTTGTATTTTTTAAATCCTTTTTTACAAAGACAAACTCTTAAATATCCATCTGAATTTAACCAGGGTTTAATTATTTGACCTTTTTGAATACTTTTAACTTTGTCGCTGCCTTTAAATACAAATCTGTCAAGACTTCTAATTCTTCCCCAACTACTTACCTGATATGAATTTTCGTAACCTTTGATAGGCTTCCATATCTCTTTATTAGTCATACTTGACCCGATTTTGTTTGCTAAAGACAACGACTTTATCTAGGTCGGCTTGAATCTTTTCGCCAAATTCTTTTTTTAATTGCGTTGGGCTTTTAACCACAAAAGCAGCTAAACCGTATTTGTTATAAAAAGCTTGTTTAACTTTGTCATCGTCACTAGCTAAAGTCTGTTTGCTTACTTCTGATGTAGAAATATGAACAAACTGTGATCCGTTAGCTAAACGCTTTTTAACTTCATCATCGATATTTTTAATCGGATTCTTTAAGGCTTTAGCCGTATAAGCCACGTTTTCTAAATCCTCGTTAGTTAGTTCAGAAACGAAGGCTTTGCTTCTTAATTGAGCTACGCTAGCTGTAACGCCATCTTGATCTATAATTCTAATTTCGTTACTCATGCTATAATTACCTCGTGATTTTCTTAATTCTTCCGATTGCAGTCGGAAGTTTTTTATTTAATAAGTTCTTTTGTTATTCGTCTGCCACACATTGGACAAAAGTTGACTTGAAACGATGTTATAAATTCGTTAGTCCTATAAAGTTCTAAGTGTGCAGGTGAAACTTCAATAAAGTTTTTATAATCGTCATATCTAGAAGAATTAACGTGTTTGACTATTTCTCCATAATGGTGGCAATATGGACAATCATCTTGACTAATATTCATGCTGTCCTTTCTTTATATGAAAGTTTGTATCCTTTAATTTCTTTGCCAGTTTTTAAAGCGTAGTAAGCATTGCAATGAAGTTTTTTGCTTGCTTTTCTAACGGATTCAATTTCAACTTGTTCGCCAGTTTCTAAATAAGTGGCAATAACTGCTTTTTGTTGTTTTTTGGCTTTATCTAACGAAGCTTTAAAAAGATCAATACCCTGCTTTAAGCTCTTGGCTCTTTGTAAAATATTTTCTTTGCTTTCTTCTTTGGTAAAGTTGTTAAGTCTGACTGCTTCCATTAGTCATTCGGCTCCTTGGAAAAATTCTTTTAAAGTCATGCCTGATAGTTTCCATTGCACGATTGCCATGCCGATTAGTGAGATGCAGATTCCGGCCACCGCTCCGGCTGCTAACATCGTGAGTTCTAGATTTAATACGTTCATTTGTTTGCCTCGATTCTTTCATCCATTCTTCCAACGATTAAGTAATAAAGATCGAATGGCATTTCTTCGCTGTCTAAAACAGCCTTTACAGTGTTCCTCATGTCTTTTAATCCGGATTTATAATCTTTCATCTTTAGATGCTCCTTAAATATTCTTCAATCTCTTTTCTTGGAAATAGAATTTTACCGCCTAAGTGTTTTTCTGAAACAATTTCAGTAAATTCTTTTCCGTATCGAATTTGTCGATCGAATGAATTAAGAGAACAAGGAATTATTTTCGCTACTTGCTTTCTTGTCATAAAAAATGGTTCTTCCATGTTTCCTCCTTATGCTGGTTGTTTTGTATTTTTATCCTTATGTGTTCGCATAGTGTCAACATTTTGAGTAAAAAAATACTGATAAATTTTAGATGGTGTTATTTTTAATACATTAGAAAAGTCAATAACATCATCCGAGTTCATACGTGATTGATTATTTAGTTTTTTAGAAATAGTAACTCTCGAAACGCCTACATCCATTGCAAAGCGTTCAATAGGACTGTTATATCGGGAATACTTTTCAACAATCAATCCACGTAGTTTTGAATAATCAAAGTTATTATATTTTGTAGATTTCCTCATTAACATATCGCCTCCTTCCTTTGTTGGTGAATTTAATATAACATAGTATTTACATCATGCAAACAGTGTTTTGTTACAAAATGTTTACAAAGTGTAAATTTATAATTAAAATGATTTACAATGATTGCATATGATAGATAAGGATATATTTAGAAAAAGATTTGACAAAGCTATTGCCGAAAGTGGACTGTCTCAAAGAGAAATCGCAAGGCGCCTTGGAGTATCACCATCTACTATAACGGGTTGGCTTCACGGAAGAACAAATGTAGCAACTGATCAAATTACACAAATTTCTGAAGTTCTCCACAAGGATCCTGCTTGGTTTTTTACAAGCGATTCAAAAAATGATGATGTTATTAAAAAATTGTCCGATAACCAATTAACCTTGGCTATGTCTGTTGATCCTGATATTACTGACGAACAATTGCAACAGGCTATTAACTATGTTCGTTTTATGAAGGAACAGGAAGATAGGAAAAATGATACCAACGGAAAGAATTGAAGATCAATATTATAAATATAGATTTCACTTCGTTTCTTTCCCTGAAGAATTATATTTTTTGCATGGCTATATAAATGGAATGGATATTTATATAAATAAGAATGATTCCATTGAGAAGCAAACAGAAACCTGTTTACATGAAGTTGTTCATGCAGAATGTGATACAGGAAAAAATTTGATGGATCATCGTTCTATTAAAACAGGAAGAGCTGAATTCTTCGCTAATCATATTGCAAGTAGAGATGTTAGAAGATATTTATCTTAATTCACGTGCAACGCCACGTTAATCCGTTTGGGAGGGAAAAAAATGAAGAAATTAATTACTCGAAGAATGGTTTCGGGCATTATAAATATTGTGCTTGGTATATTTTTATTTTCAATTGGGGCGTTTGATATTACTAATTATGGCCAATCAATTTTGGGAGACTCTTTGGCTAACATTGGCTTTTTCGGATTAGTTCAGGGAATAATTTATGTATCGACTTGTAAAACATATCCACACAAATGGCTAGAAATTGTCCTTGGTATTTATGTTTTATTAGACTTAATTCGTCCATTAGTAGTATCGTTTTCAAATAATTTAAGTAATGCAGGAGTAGCTGGTGTAATTGTGCTAATCGTTTATGCAATTGGTGCACCATGGTCAAAAAAAGGTTATCCAGATATGCCTTATGTTCAAAAGAAATCTTCTAAAAATAATAATGATCAGAATTTAGAACAGCTTACACAGCTTAAGAAGTTGCTTGATTCGGGTGTTATAACTAAAAAAGAATTTGAAGCTAAGAAAAAGCAGATTCTAGGACTTTAAAATGTGGTTATTAATTGGATTAATCTTAATAGTTTTATGTGTAAAGCTTTGTGTTAAAGCTTTGCCATATGTATTAATAGGTATCGCACTGACCTACGCTTTTATTTATTGGTGGGTATCTTTGATAGTTATAGCCTTAATTGCAATTTATTTTCTTAACAAACGTTCAAAGAAACAATAATCACAGCCACTCTATCGTGGCATACATAAGAAGGACAATCATGGCTTCTATCACTTATCAAGAAAAAGTTAAAACATATCGTGTTCAAGTTACCACCAAAGGCCATAAACGTGTGGGTAAATCTGGTTTTCGTACAAAAACGGAAGCTAGAAAGTGGTTAACCGAAAACGAACTTAAAATAATGACTGGCAAGTCTGACTTAATCGATTCCAGTAAATTGTTATCTAGCTACTTTGAGCATTGGTATGAGACGTATAAGACTAACGTCACCGATATAACGCTCGATCAGTATAAAACCACCTATAGAATTATTAAAAAATATTTACCTCACGCACGACTGAACAATTTTACTCGGGAACAATATCAGAAATTTTTAAACAAATATGGTAAAGACCATGCTAAAGAAACCGTGGCTAAACGAAAAACGCATATATCAGCTTGTTTAAAAGATGCTTTCGCTGATAAATTAATCAGTGAAGATATAACACAGCGCATAACCCTAACCGGTAAAGCTGGTAAGTCATCAGAGCTTAAATTTTTAGAAGCTGACGATTTTAAACGTTTAGAACAATATTCATACGATCACCTTAATAACGATTCGCAACTGGCTATCTTTATAGCTATTCACACAGGTATGCGAATCGGTGAAATCAGAGCTTTAAAGATTAAAAATGTCGATTTTGTGCAATCCAAAATTACTATCGACAAAGCTATGGACGGTTACGGAAAAATAAAAGCACCAAAAACGGCCGCTAGTAATCGTGTAATTCAAATTGATAAACGATTATTAGACGTATTAAAGAGATATAAGCGCGTTTCTGGTTTATTGGTACAAGTAACAAGAGAAGCGATTAATCACGTTCTAACAAGAGATTTAAAGAAGATAGAAGCAAAAGACGTTACCTTTCACGCCTTGCGCCATAGCCATGCAAGTTATTTATTATCTAAGGGTGTTTCAATTCAATATGTAAGCGAGCGTTTGGGACATTCCAATGTTGGAATTACAGAAAATGTGTATTCTCATTTATTAAAAACGCTCAGGGAAAACGAAGAAAAAAAGATCACTGATTTAATGGATTTTCAGTGA